TCTCAAATCCGTTGACTGTGTATTTGTACTGGAGGTCATAAACAAAGGTGCCCACAGGCAAAGTAGCAGTATTAGCAGCTGTAGCCCTCAAGGTGACGTTGCCGTTGTCATCTTTGTTTTCGAATACGAAGATGGGGGATTCAGCTTCTTTATTGACAGGGGTGTTTTGAGTTGTAGACTCTTGCAAAGAAGAAGCAGCAATTAAGCTTCTTTGAGGAAGAGCAGAAGTCTGTTTGGTTTGCACTCCGCGACGAGAAGAGACAGAAGGCGTCTTAATCTGAATTACAAACTCATAGTCGTTAGTCAATAGCGCCAAGTTGTTCCCTGTGTTATCCTTTATATTCAAAGACAGCTCAAACGAGTCACCACGTCTGATGGTGATATCTAACTTTTCCGATACGTCTAAATTCGCTTTGTTGGCCATATTAGCTTAGTAATGAGTTTACGATATTGTCTACGCTGTCTCCAGCCTCTGGCAATTCTCCACGCTTGCCCTGACGCTGAGAAAGGAGCTTGCTTTGCTCGGAGGATTGCTTCTTTACCCTTTCGTCCTTCCTGTCCTCTTTGAGTACTTCGAGTTTCTCTTTAAACTCTTGGTCTTCAGTTCTGAATCCGAGCGTAGCCTGAGCCTTGATGAGCTCAATTTCTTTTCTGAATTGATGTTTAACTTGCTCTAACTGAGCCTCAAGTTGGTTCTTAAGTTGCAATTGCTGAGCCTCAAGCTGCGCCTCCATCTGCATCTCCTGCATCTTAGCTTGCGATGCCACCTGAGCTGCTTGCTGAGCTTGCTGAGCTTGCATCTGTGAGTTCTGCATAGCGATCTCCTGTTGCTTAGCCATACGCTTCTTGCGACGAACGACCAGAAGACGCTCTGCCTGATTAACGTCCTTCATATTCCGAATGGCAATAGCATCCTCGATATCCAGCTCTTTTTGCTGCAAAGACATTTGGATATTCTGCTCCAGGTACGCTCTGTCCTGATCCTCCATTTCTTTAACCACCTGAACGCCGAAATTGTACATAGGCAGTTCATTGAAAGAAGAGAGGACGGACATGTTCTCTTTGCCGATAGCGTTCTCATAAATCCTATACAAAACAGACTCTACTGGCAGAATCTGAATGCACTTCACGATGTCTTCGCACACCTTCTTGTAGAGAATCATAGAGGCATTCGTGATATCATAAATCGCGTTGTTACCAGCAGCGATAGCCTGCTGCTGTACACCTACGAGCGTGTCGCCTTTCGGGGTAGACGCATCCATCATCTCGTTGATACCAGTTGTGTCACGGATCATGCGGAGGTAGTGGTTGTATAAACCGATAAGCTCGTTGATGTTTCGAATGCTGTTGCCAATCTCTCGAACAGGAGGGTTCTGGAATCCACCCTCTGGATTCTTACTTCTGTAGTAGAATACACCCGTCTGTTCGTAGATATCGTGGAGGTCAAGCGGCTGTAGTTCCCCGCCTTTTCCTAGCTGGACGTTCTCCAGCCCCTCGATATCTATGATCAAGCCGTCTGGCTTAGCCTTGGCAATAGCTTGCTGAATCTTGAGATGCGTAAGCTGAAGCATGTCGGCGAATCCCGTGCAGCTATCCACCATAGACTTAGGCATCATATTTCGCATGTTGGTAGCAACAACAGAATAAGACAGTCTAGCTTTGGAAATATCGTGGACGTTCTTAGGGATGTTTCTCATCATCCCGTAGTTGAAGATGATGTCTGGACCGTCCAAGATGTAGCTACCCCCGTACACGGTGGAAACCTCCATCTTGTGGGGCTTTCTTTCGAATACGCTTCCTTGCTTCTCTTCGTACTCGAATCCCTTCATAAAGAAGTTGATATTTCCGAAACGGTTCTCTTTCTCTTCAAAATAGATACAGTCTACGGACATGAACTCAAAGTCAAGGACGTCAACCATATATTCGTCGTACCCGTACTCCTGCTTCATCAAGCGGTTGTTGTACGAGTGGACGTTAAAAGCGTTGGGGTCGTTACCTTCTTTGTTCTTGACAGCAGCCGCGATCTCCTTGAAGTCTTCTTCGGTCAGTTCATGACCCGCGATTCTCTTGAGTTCCTGAATAGAGATGGTCTTAATATGACCAGCGTAAATCATGTCGTTAAACCCAGGATCTTCGGTGTAGCTATGAATAAACCTAGCTGGGTCTACGTAGTCAGTTTTGATTCCTTCGTTGGGGTCGTTGGTTCGTTTTACCACAGACATACCCAAAGAAACCAGGTCGTTTACGCATCTGCGCAGAATGTTGTCGTTGAAACTATTCCATGATAGTGTCATATTTGTTCCGATCTGAGCGGCTATCTCCGCGTCAGTCTTCACGTTGGTGCCGAGCAAGATCTCTGCCTCTTCCAAGGAATCAGGCAACTTGTCTGGGTCGTCCCCGATAACCATACCTGTATTCTCTTTGAGCTGCTGAAGCTGCTTCTTTGCTTCCACTTGAATCTCTACCCTTCGCTTCTTGTTGTTCTTCTCTGAGGAAGAGAGAGGATCGACAGCCTCTAGGTTTGGGTATGGGTTGCGAGAAAGAATCTTGTTTACTACTACCCGAACAAACTTAGGGAGTATAGGCACTGGAGTGTAGTCCAGGTTCATGAGGCTGCCATCCCCGTCATTTGGGTTGAGGGAACGCAAAAGCTTCTTATAAATGTTGGTATCCTGGGTGCCGTTAGCGTAATCTCTGCTGCGCTCAAAAACAACGTTGCGCTTACCGTACAAAGACGTAGCGCTTGTAATCTTACCCCACTGAGACTCTATAGCCTTTGCGTATTGAATACCGTAAGCCTTATCCTTTTTCTTTTCTGTGCTTGCAAGCGGGTCAGGAAAAGAGCTTTTACGTTTATTGTTTGTATTGTTCATGTTTCTGATGGAGCTCTACGCATATTCTGCAAATATAGCAAATCCATCCTAGACCTTGTATTTCCTGAAAAACACCTTCTCGTTGAAGTCAGCTCTAGGTTTTTCTTTTGCTTTTTGCGCAGCTAACAATGCTAATCCTGAGCTGATAGTCAAGTCAAACTTGGTACGCTTATCTATCTTGAATCCTATCCAATCTTCTAGCGTTCTGTTGAAATACATGTTTCCTACCTCGCCTGTCTCGTGATTTACACCGACGCTTTCATGGATGTATTTTTCTATAGCTTGGGCGTGTGACTGAATGACGTCCTGTGAGTTAGAAGGGATGCCTTTTGTTTTTACGTTGACGTGCGAAGAAGAGCTCATGAGGTGCTTTGGACGATCCATTAAGTAACCGTCGTAACCTCTTGATTCAAAGTATCTTGCAATACCGTACTTATTGTTTTCTATAAGTAAAGGATACCCGTAGAAAAACGCGCACATCAAGACATCCTCGTAGAATATGCTTGCCAGATCTGGGCGAGAAGCGTACTCAACCACAAACATATTTGAAGGGCGGTTCATGCTAAACTTGTTGTACATATGCAGCGCACCCTTCGACCCTCTTCCGTCAACTGTAGCGTCCAGGTCGTAAGAGTCAACTCCTCCGCAGCCGTAATTAGTAAACGGGGGAACTTTCTTGCCTCTCTCCTGGCGAATCACATTTCTTTCGCTGGGGTCTGGCATCCAGCTTACTCTAAATCTGCCGTTTGGGGTAGGAGAGAAAACAACCTCTTTGTCTTTCTCTTTCCATGTAAAATTACCTACGACGACTGGGTTTGGGTACAGCTCTTCGTTATGTTCTATCTGCTGGTATATCTTACCTATATTGAAGAGGCTTCCCTCGATACTATCCCTAAAAGCTTCGTCCTCAGTGAATGGGAACTGCCGTGTGACCTCGTTAAGCTCAGACGGATTGTCCTTAAATGACTTGCGCTCGTTTTTTAGATATGTCTTGCTACCTATCTCGATGCTGTCCGCGTCTATGCCAGGGACTGCGCTTTCGGGGTCTTCTACAACGGCATTGCCGTACTCGTCAAAAAAACCCTCTAGAGCTTCATAAGCTGGAATAAAGATGCGGTACAAACCAGATCGAGTGCGTCCGTTGTTGTTTCTTTCGTTCGGGTCAGAGTCATACCACAAGCCTTTGTATTCTTCCCCTCCTTTGTTCATAGGGTTTACCGTACTTCCCACCAGAGCCTTACCCACTACTTTTCTACCGACTATAAGGCATGTACGCTCGATACGCCATGCCTCGCGTATATCTGTAGGTTTCTCCCACTTGCCAGCCTCATCGAGATACAGCATGTGGAGCTTCTCACCATCGTATGCGTTGTTGGTAGTGTTCTTCCAGTTAACAACTGTATTCAGTGCGTCACCCCTCTGAGACGTCTTGTTGTTTTTTGTAATACGTTTTGATGGCTCACGAAAAGCCAGCTCCATACGAGGGTTCGTGGTACCGTCCTGGATAGGCTTGAAGAAGAAGGGGTAGCCTCTAAAAATAGAGACTACTTTTTTCATGAAAATATTCTCTTGCGCGTCTTTACCAGTCTTTGACTGAATGCCCAGAAGCTTCTCTTTAACTTGACTAGCCTCGTCAACAAGGACAGCAGAGCATACATTAGTGTAGC